TGGTGTAGGTAATCTCATTGCCTTGATCGTAAGCCATGTCAGTTCTCCGTTATGCTGCGCTGGACCATTTGACAATCCGGCTTTCGACGGCAGTGTCATGGACAATTCCGTATCCACCCAGCATGTACCAGGCGATACCCCGTGAGCGACCGAAGTCAGTTGCCAGCTTGCCGCGAATCTCCTCCGGAATCACCAGGGCTTCCGCCACGGTATCTTCACCGAAGAAAAACACTTCATCGGACTTCGCATTGGTCCATGCCGCTGACGCGATGTTGGTTTGCTCGAAGAACCGAACACCATCGTAATGGCGACCGATCTCACCGTTCAGCATGGATTGAAAGCCGTCCTGAACATAGACGAACTTCGCTTCCAGTGAGTCCTTGAAGGTTCGGAACGTCGCCGGACGGCCAATAGCGCAGTAGTTCGCCCCATCGTAGGACGGAATGTTGCGCTCCTTCATAAGATCAGCGATCAACTTGACGTGGGTGTCACCCAAAGCGACGTTGTTGGTTACCGCCGTTGACCCCGTGGTGGATACGTCCAGAGCGGTGGTTGACGTACCGCCAGAAGGCGCAACATAGAGCTTCGTCAGATCAAACTGCGCCTTTGCCTGACGATCCAGCACCTTCGCGGCGTGGTTCTTCAGGCTCGTTTGAACAATCTCCGTCACCGGGGTAAGGCTTGAGTCGTCGTACTGACCAGTAAAGGAAACCGCCTTGCCGTATTCCCGAAGCGTCAGGCTGCCCTGACTGTAGGAAAACGAACCTTCGGGCATGGGGGCGTTTTCAGCCAGGTAGGTGTCCGTTGACGCATCAACGTCGCCGTACCGTTCCCAGTAGTACTTGTCGCCGGCATGAAGCCCGGCGGTGGATGCGTCTTTCGCGTCGCAAAATTGGCGAAATCGAACACGCGGTTGAATGGCCATGCGCAGCATGTCGCTGAACTCATACGAGTACGCCGTCATGCTTGCAAGTTGTACAGACCAGAGTTGTCCAGCCATAACACTTTCTCCTTAATAGACTGCCAAACCCCGAGCGCGCCGTTGATCGGCGATTACCTCGGAGCTTGTCTTTTGTCGTGGTTCCGGCGCCGGTGGCATTCGGCCAGACGTGCCGGAAATGGATTTCAAGTTGCGCTTCATGTCACGCTTATCAACCGCCATGGTTCGATTGCGCCAGTCCAGAACACGCTTACCGGCTTCCGAAAGGATGGCTTCAAGGTCTCTGTCGGCATTCCACTCGGGATGCTCTTTGAGAACCAACAGCGTCTCTTCGTCGGCAAGTCGGTACAGCATGGGGTCTTCGGCAATCTCTTTGTACTGGTCCTTGAATCTGGATACAGCACGCTCATGCGCGATTTCAGCCATGGCATCAGAACGAATCTTCTCTGCCTTTGACACTTCGGCGCGTGCAATTTCTTGCGCCCTGTTCAGCAGTGCCTGACCATCAAGGGTGGTGTTGCCACGCCCCATCATGCTTGCCAGCGCTTCTACTGCTTCATCTTCATCGCCAAACAGGACTTTGTTGTAGACCTCTTTGGCCGCTTCTTTCAGATTGGCAGCGTCCGCATGGGATAGCGCCCCTCCGCGTTCTCGCTCTTTTTGCGCCATCAGCTCATTGGCCAGCGCCTGAACTTCTGCCGCCCGCGCTTCCGCTGAACGGCGCATTTCCACGGCTTCCCGCAATCGGGCATCCGCTGCAATTTCTTTCTGTAACGACCGAACCCCGTGGTCGATGATTTCGGAAAGCGGCATTTCACGCTCTTCGCCATCAATCTTCAGGGTCATGGTTTTGTTTGTTTCAGGCGGTTCTTCTTCCCGCCGGTTACTGGTAGGCTCGTCAGCGGCCCCCATCGTCGCTTCCCGCCGACGATCCGCCATGTCCTTGATAAGCTGCTCTCTTGGTGAAAGAACGCGCTCTACCGGCTCATGTGTGGTGTCATTGCCTTTCTGCTGATCATCATGGCCTTCTTGATCCGCTTCATGAAGTTCAGCTTCAAGAACGATTTCATCATCACTCATCGTCGAAATTCTCCATCAATCTAAGGTTCAACGTGGCCGCAATGCCCGCTTCAACACCTTCTATTAGCCACGTCTTGAACAACTTCGCCACACCAACCCGTTGCCGCGCTGCCAGACTCTCTTTTGATCCATCCTCAGCGGCCAACAAGTCCTCAACCCCAGCCGCCTCTTCCGCCTCACCCCTGTCAACCAGATAACGCCCAACATCGGACGCCAAGAACTCTTCTATCCTCAACCCCATCCGTGCGTCTGCTAAAAGTGCGTCATCCGTGCTGTTTTGATTCTGGTCATAACTCTCATTCATTGATAACCCTACACTATCGGAATTAAAACTTCAACAATAATGACAAAAAGTTATATCAACCCCTGGCAAACGGGACTTCCCCATAATCACCCCGGGTAATGACGCCAACCTTGTTGTCTCTGTTGATGTTTTGCGACAAATTTGCCAGCCGCTCGTCCATTTGGCGAGTCTGGCGAGCGATTTCAAACCGTAGCGCACTGGCTTGAAGCTGAAGTTCACCACGTTTGGTGTCGGAATCGGCCATCTTCAAGTTGGTTTCCACGGTTCCAAGTTCAGCGTTGAGCCGCGCAAGTTCCATGGCGTACTCACCCTTCAGGTGTTCGCGCTCGGACGCAGCCGCCTGAGTCATTTCAGCCGCTCGCAGCCTGGCTTCCGCATCAATCTGCTTCCCTTCAATCAGGCTTTGCGCACGGATATTGGCGACATCCACACCGGACCTGAGCCGCTGTATTTCTTCCTGCATGGCTTGAATTTGCTGCTGCATTTGCGGCGGAACGGCATTTTGATCCTGTTTGAAGAATCTTCCGCCGTCCTTATAACCCAAAGCACCAAAGACCTCTTTTATCATTTCCTGCGGGTCTATCATGGCCATCGCTTGAGGCGCGAACTGCCCAATCGCCTGAAGCCCCATGGCGATCTTCTCAATCCTGCTTTGCGGGCTGGTTGACCCAAACCCAACATTTACCCTACAGGTCAGTTCGGCCATCAGCAGCTTGTCGGTTATCTCGGTTATGCCGAACTTCTGATAAATCTTGGCCTCTTCCCCGGCAAGCGCCAGAATGGTCTGGTCGTTTTCGTAGGTCTGTATCAGCAGAAGCATTTGTCGCAGGACAGGCTCAACCCATGTCTGGGCAAACACCATCATTTCGTATTCAGTCAGAGCACTTGATGCCGAACTCAGCAGGTTCATTCCGCCAACCGTCTCGTTCAATTGACGATTGCTTGCCACCGAACTGGGTGAAAACGCGCCCAAAAGCTCGTCAATATCTGCATTGACTCGGTCCTGTTCCATGTACGCGGTTTGGGTAATGTCTTCCATCGGTTCGGGTTGGACAGAATCAAATTCGTCCATCATCACAATCCCGCCGGGAACACTGCGGCGCAGCATGTTCCAATCGACGTTTCGTCCACGTTTCCCAAAATAGCGCTTGTTCAGGATCAGCTTTACGTTGTCCAACCGCTGATTGACGATGTCATTCGCTTGGGATGACAGCCCATCAACCAATTCAGGCGCACCGGCGGGATAGGCTTTGTGCGGCTCAATATCAATCGACCCAAGCACAAAGGGTCGTTTGTCGAAGTGGTAAACCTCTTTAAGCGGAACCGGCTCAGTCAATAGGCTGTTGTGCCCCAGCGTCCAGAACACAACGTCGGACCCTTCATGCCGGACGATGTATTCCCTGACCCACACGGTATCGAAGTCTCGAAGTTTGTGCTTTTGGTCAATTGGGTCAGTCCTGCCGTCCTGCCTTACGACCCGGGTTGATGTCGTTCCTTCTTGCGTCGCCGACAGGATTTCATTGTCAGTATGTTCCCGCCATTCGCCCGACTTCATCCTTTCCTTGACTTCCCCGACAGATATGGGAATCAACTGAATCAGGTACGGGCTGGTGTTTATCGGGTCCAACCAATCCGCCGCCGCAGAGAACCGGAAATTCTCAGCCGGTATCAGGGCAATGTCAGGTCTATCTGTCTCAACCTTGCCGTTGGATTCCCGGTAAATCCATTGCTGCTTGGATACAACAATACCCTGAACCTTGGCGTCAGTGAGTGCGCCAATCAGGATGCGAAACCATGGGATTGACTTGTCCAGCCGGTAGTTGAGAACGGCTTGGTTAATCGCCGCACTGGCCGCCTGTTCGTCGGAATTATCGTTTGGGGTGATGGAAACAACATCGGACGTGGAAAAAAACGCCACCGCACCAGCCGCAGCAGACTTGCGAATGCTGGCCCTTACCTTCGGACGGAATACCCGTGAGCGGTATTTGTACGCCTCTGTATTGTACTTACTTCCCTGTGGATGCTTCGATTGAAACATCGACACATTCTTCTCAATCCTTGAGCGAACATTGGCATTGAACCATGTCGTTGACGTGGTATAGGCGTCCTTGGCAACCTGCATCCAGAAGTCCGACCCCGCATCCTTTACAATCTCGGTGGTATCGTTGACTTCCTGAATCCCGATCATGATAAGGCTACCGCGTCGCCGCGTATTGTTCGCGGAATCGCCCGATAATGATCCCTATCGGCCTTGCCCCGCTTTTGCCGGAATCGCTCAAGTATCTCACCACCGGCCAGCATGATCTTCTTCGGGGTTACCCTGTCCTGACGTATGGCAAAACCCATGACACCGTTCAATCCGGGTGCTTTGACGCTGACAACCCCACCGCTGACATCGACCGACCAGACGTGCATCGGATAATGTCTGTCCAGCACCGCAAGAACGTCGCGCATCAACATCGCCTCGGTCAGTGTGGTGGTAGTATCAAGCATAGTTATTACCGAACGGAATAATCGCTTCCATTATTATAACTCATCCGAAACAACAACTACACGGGCCGACTCAGTAGCCATGCCGGTTGCGCCATACGAATCATCAACCACCACAACGCGGGGTGATTCGGTCGCCGATGCCGTTGACCCATATGAGTCATCGACCAGCACAACTCGGCCGTCAACCATGAATCCTGCCCGCAACATCGGCCCGCAGCGCGTCGCTAGTGATCCCAAGCCGCGCAGCAACCGCATCGATCAGCGCCGAGAATTCAGGGTTACTGGCGATCCGGTCGCGGGCCTGATCGCGTTTATCCGCTTCGACGACTTCCGGCGCAGGCGGAACCCAGGCTTTCCCGTTCCACGTGTCGAGGTGCGATTCAGGGGGTTCAGGGACTTCAACCGCACCAACGGGAACTTCGGGCCATTCCTCGCGCTCAATCACGACCGGTTCCGGATGCTCAATGCGCACCACCGGCTTGCCGCCCTTGCCCAGAACGGGCTTTCCATCGCCATCGCCAACCGGCGCCTCGACGGGCTCTGGCGTTTCAGTCTCAACGATCCGCAGCCCGCCTACCGATCCCCAGTATTTCCCATCCGAGCCGACGTAGTGCCGAGATTCGAGCGGTTCTACTGTGCGTGACGTTGCCATTTTCAAGACCTTTATTTGATTGCGAAGAAACGCGCTTTCCAGTTTGCCGGGGTAACTGGCGAAAGTCCTCCGGTGGTTTTGTTAGCCACAGTTGGGGCTGAGGAGGCATAGCGCACGTTAACGTTCGTTGCGTCCGGCCACATAGCTGGGAAACTACCGCTGATAGTTACGACATCGCCGACTGAGTAGTTAAGTTCCGCCGTTTGACACACGATCATCACTTGCAGGAGTCGCGGCGCCACACCCAAACCGTGCGCCAGCGTCAACCCGCCGCCGGTGGTGATCGTCTGGTCCGTGCTGACGAACACATTGAATGCCGTGGTCCCGAGCGTCGTGAGCTGCGCGGCGGCGTCGGCATCATCTATCAGCGCCCTACCCGCCGACGTAATCGCTGCCTCAGCCCACGTATCAACCCCGGTGGTGTACAGCATTTTGTCGGCAGCGGTGCCTCTCGATGCGATGCTCGTTAGGGTTGCATCATATGCTTGGACATCCGTGCCTATCACAAGTCCAAGCGTTGTTCGTTGTGCCGCCGCGTCAGCATCATCGATCAGTGCCCTACCAGCCGCCGTCAGCGGGGTTTCGGCCCATGTATCAACCCCGGTGGTATACAGCGCCTTGTCAGCAGCAGTTCCTTTTGACGCAATGCTTGTCAGGGTTGCGTCGTATGCCTGTACGTTCGTCCCGGGAACCAACGACAGTGCTGTCTGTGCAGCCGCCACATTCGCCGCGATAAATACCGCATCACCTACCACGGTAGAACCCAGCGTTCCCCTGGCAGCCGTAGCGGTCGCCGCAGTGAACAATGCGTCACCCGTCGCGGTAGACCCAAGCGCAGTCCTTGCCCCCGCCGCTGTGCTCGCACCCGTCCCACCGTCAGCTATCGCTAGATCAGTAATCCCTGTGATAGTCCCACCAGTGATAGCCACCGCACTCGCAGATTGGGTGGACATCGTGCCCAGTCCATGCACCGCAGTCCCCGTGGCCGAGGTGTGAGGCGCCAGCAATCCCGTGGCAGTGGTCTGCTTGCTCTGCCCGGATTGGACCACCTCAAACTGCTCGGTACCGACAATCGCCCCAGCAGCAGGAAGTTCTGTAATCTTTACGCCAAGGGTCATTCTTTTAACCTCGCGTTGCCATCTTCTGTGATACGGGGGAATCCTGACTCGGTATAGATCATCGTCACACCATACGCCCCTGTGTTGGGTTGTTCCCTAAACTCACGATCCCCGAACCGATACGCCACCTCTGGGTCGTTCAAACTCGGGTCCAGCGCGTACATCATCGCCCGCCAATCCTGAGTACCGCCGAGAGGCTTACGGTTCATAGGTCGTATGCCCATTCAGGCAGGGGGTTTACAGCAGCGTGCTCGCCGTACTTACCAGCGGGCCACGATAGATCAATATCGAATAAGCGCGACATGCAATCAAGCATAATCCTATTAGAACCCGTTGGAAACAGCAGGTACTCTTGCTCGATAAGAAGGTCGATCATGTCCGCCTGTTTGCCGTCCGACCTGTCCTTTATCAGCTTCTCGGGCAGCCACATCAACCGGCGTTCAAACGTAGAGGTCAGCCGACGTATCCGGTCCTCAATCTTCAGCGATCCGTCTTTCGCCTCTTTTATCTCGAAGTGGTATTTCTGACCGTCCATCTCGTCTCTAAGGTGTTGCCGGTCAGAGTCGAACCCGTACTCGTCGTACACCACTGTCAACGGCCTGTATTTCCGGTGCAACGCGAATACCAGTTTAGTGCGCTCGACCAGGCTCAACTTGTCCCTGAAGGCATCCAGCAGGTAGAACCGCCCGTCTTCACTCAGGGCGATCACCATCACCCCGGTCTCGGTCTGCTCGGGTTGGTTGCGCTTCCTGCCAGCGGGCGACACCAGAATGTAGACGTTATCCCCGGAAACATTGTGCTGTGCGTAGAATTTCAGCCATTCAATCCGGAAATCCCGAGCACCAGCAGCGGCGACATGGATGCCCGACATCATCAGATAGCGCAGGCAGTCCATTAGGTGATCGTTTACCTTGACGATCTGCCCCTTATCGTCCCGCCGGTACAGTCTGAATTCAGACAGGAAATTGGTCAGGCTCTTGAACACCTTGAGCCTACCGCCCACCAGCGATTGCCATACCTCATTGATCCCAGCCTCACGCGAGTTATCAGCCGGGGTTAGATCGAGTCCTAGGTCGAGGTATTGCTGCATCAACTGCGTGCCGTCACTCTGTCCACGGCCACGAGCCGCGGGGTCGATAACCCCCGGGATTCGGGTACCCCTCGCCATGACGGACTCAGCGTGTACCGAAGGCTCTACTTTCCCCTGATAGTGTTCGCTGTAGCAGTACCATGTCCGCGTATCAGGATCCTGCGCAGCCCATAGTGCGGCGGTACGGTTCCAGCCAACGTCTAATGCATAGGCTTTCCGCCAGTGGCCGGGAATCTCGAAATCATCCACCGTAAATTCGGACTCTGGGACAGGATAGATTGCACCAGACCCCAGTTGTGGGACACCTTTAGATCGTGCATCCCTCTGGAACGGCGGAATTGCATCCCATAGTTCTTTCTTGACCTCTTCGCTCAGGTGCGGCGCGTCATCCCATGTCGCGGTACAGACGTACTTCCCGGGGGCGACTTCGTTATCGCCATCCAACTTCCCGCCGGGAAGGAATGCCATAACGACCTCGCTCACGCCCATCAACGGGGTGAACGTCAGCATCAGCATCCCGTTGTTGGTCATCGTCCTCAGCAGGCATTCGGTGTACACGTCGAGCGGGGGTTCCTCGTCCAGCAGGATAACGTCGCGTTCAGTCCCCTGAAACGACTCTCGACGCTGGTCGTAGGACTTCAGGGTACAGGACGACACCCCACCGGACGTATGTTTGACGAATATCGTGTCAACGGCATCGGCAACCCCCGAACTGCGGGTTGCCCGCTCGATCGCATCCCCCGGTATCAGGCCGGTTCCCATGCTTTCCAGCGGGCCGAGAAGTTTGGATTGCAGAATCTCGCGGACAGTCTTCCCCGTATCCCCAGCGGCCCATGCGGTAATCGCCCTATCGAACCGCCTACCGACCCACCAGTCCGGATATTGCCCAGTGAGGTGTAGGGTGAGTTCGTACAGACCCACACCCTCGGTTTTGCCCACCCGGTTCGCAGATAGGAACAACCGTTCACGATACCGCGCCCCAGCTTCGAAATACCCCAGGTGTTTGACGTACAGTTCCCGCCGTAACCGACCGGTGTCAGGGTAATAGTTGAGGATTTTCCGCCGGGACTGTCTGCGCAGCCGCTCTTCAGCTATCTGGATATAGCGGATTTTCTCTGCCCGAGCGTCCAGAGTCATCAAAAATGGCCGTTTTCAGGCCAAAGTGGGGAATGGTTTCGTTCCCGCCGCTGGCGACTTGAGACAAAGTGGGGAATTTGTACCAAAAAAGGCCCGTTTTCAGGCAAAAGTGGGGAATCAGTGCATATTGGCAATGCGTGCATCCTCTTGCCTGCGGTATTCTTCCACCAGACGGTCCAACTCTTCGTCTGGCAGGTCCGCCAGTGTCGGGCCGATGTTTTTGACCTCTTGTCGGGTGAGCTTAGGTATATGATATTCAATGGTTTTTAGGAATATCTCACACCTTCGGGCGGGGTCTTCGACTTCCTGCAACCAACCGACGAATTTGTCGATGTTGCCTTCCGCGAAACGGGCTATCGCCTCGCGAACATCCATGTGAACCTTGAGCGCCTGACCCTTCTGCCGCCCGGAACCGGGGATTTTCTTGTGACCTTTCTCGAATTTCGCCATAATAATTACACTTTAGCCACTGTACTCACACCGTTTCGTGGTTTGAATAACTCATACGACTATATCCAATAATCAGCATTCCTTCAAGTGATGACCATTGATCAACTGATGACTACTGATGCTTGTGGGGAACTATTTGCTTGTGAATGTTCCCCTATGCGGTAGGATTGGCTTGATCCCTTGATTGATTCGCTTAGGGGCTTGTTTGTTAATTGTTCCCCTATCCCGACTTACCGCCCTACCGCGCTGGTTGAGCCTGGTTGCGTACTGTGCGCGTTGGGTTGAGTCTGTGTTGGCAATCAACTGGTGCCCATTCCCTTTGGGCCGGTGCCTGTTCCTGATTGTGGTGCCCATTCTTGGCTGGCTTACTCTGCCCAGCGGCGCGTCCATTAACACCACGCGACAATCGTCCCGGCTGGTGTCTGTCTACTGCAACCGGTCTGACCATCGTCGGCACTGATCCGATAGTTTCGCTGCCCCTACAGATACAAGAGACAGCAACCACGCAAACCCGCCGAGTGAATAATGCGCCGATACTCGTGCCACCTTGATGATTTTGTCCATTATCCAACCCAATCAATGAGTTACACGATAATTATACCACTAAATTCCTTGTTGTGCAGTGACCGGATTGCGCGAACTGGTCGCCAAATAGATTCGAGCGTGGTGGATTATCTAGTTTTTCCGTGAGACATTACACCTGCACCAACAAACCAGCCCGGGAGGGCATGAAGATGAAAGTAGGGTATCAAGCTAGCCACAACATGGACCTGGCAGCGCCTCACGGCTGGAAGCACCACGCTGACCTGTCGCCGGTCAAGGTGGCGGTGGACTTTGGGGGAAAATACACGCCGCTATCAACCAAAGAATGGCACCGGCTGCACTTGCAGACCAAACCGGCGCGCAGCGCAAAATAACCAACCAACACAGCCCCGGGAGGGCACACCATGAACAAGACCTACACAGTCCGCCTGATAGCCGCCGATCTGCTGGCGGACATCGGTGCGACAGACTGGGCCACAAAGATCACCGCCGACGACATGGCGACTGCGTGGCGTAAATTTGTCGCCCACCGACGCGCGCCGGCTTATCGGATCGGCTCCGAAGGCCTGAGCGTGGCAAGCGACTACGACATATCGCTCGACCGCGACACACTGCCGACCACCATCGGCACCACCTGAGGGTCATGACCATGAAAATCACCATCACGCACCACTCGCACAAATACGACCTTGGCGTGGACACATTCGCCACCATCGAGCACAAAGGCGGGTCTATAACGATTCTGATACCGGAAGGCATGTCGATCCACGAAGGCCTGCGACAGCGAGCTGAGGAGCGGAAAAAGGCCGCTTCCCAAGCATCGCGAAACGCCAAAATCATCCAGAAAGCCATAGATTTACTGGCAAAAAACAGTCCCAGGAGGGCACACCATGACCATATCAATCAATGACCCAGACGTGCAAGCGTACCTCCGGGAACTGGCCGCCGACATTGCAGCGCATGGCGGACTCGAAGGCAAAACGATGGATCAGGCCATAACCGAAGCCCACCAACGGCGTCGGATGTTTGCTATCGAGATGATCGAAGGTAAAACGGACCGTGCGAAGATGGCCAGGAAGGCTATAAGCACGTCAATCCTGATCCAGGCCACCAACCGCATCGCACGGGAACGGCTCATGACGGACTGCGAGTGGATAAAGGCGGGTCGCGCATGATCCGCCTCGCATCCCTGATACTCAACGCCATCGCCATCGTTGGCGGTGGTTGGCTCCTGCTGGCGGTGTTCGCCGCTTGCGCAAAATTCTACTGAGGGAGACGCCATGAACACATACGAAAAGGCTGAAGTTGCCCACCTGCTCCGGCAAGGTGCATCCATGGTCCGCGAGCTGCGCGACCTAAAACGCCTCGACGCGCGCTTCGCCGAGCGGCTGGAGCAGGATTACAACGAGGCGCTGGCCAGCGTTCTCGCATCCGGCGATGATCTGGCAGAGCTGCACCGCATTGCAGCGGATGCGCTCAACAATCTGGAAGGAGTTTGACATGAAAAACATCAATATAAACTACACAGCCGTTACCGGAACTCGTGGGGCAGAGCTTAGTGGTTGCTTGGCGGATGCCAGCGTGCTGGCGATTGAAACGCGGGCGAATGTGCAACTCACCCATGACGGCAGTATTTACTGGGTTCAATTAAACCCGGAATCGGGCACCGTTTCTTGCGATGGGGAGGAGATTGAAGCATGACCAACGATGAATTCAACCAATTGGCGGCTCTCACGCGGCTGTCGGAGCGCGGACGCAGGGCTGCCCGTAGAGTGCTGGTCGATGGCCTCAGCGTCGCTCAGGTCGCGCGAGAGACCGGAATATCGTGGCCTTCTGTTGGAAGATACAGAGACTCGATCATATCCGCCAAGCGCAAGGTGGAAAGCCGGGAATCGGTGGATCGAATGCGGAAGTTCTACTTGCCCTGAATTAAATACCAAGACCGATCTGCGCCGGCTCTATGTCGGCGCTTTTTCTTTCCGCCCTTCTATGCTTCGCCAGCCACTTTGCCACATCATCCCTGATCAGCTCGTCTGTCGCTGGCAGGTATGCGTAGTTCTGACCGCTGAAGCTCACCCCACCGTAATGCCTGGCAATGCTGAACTGTGTTTGCGACACGCCCCGGATCATAAACGGCGAATGCCTGTCTAGACCAGCATCCTGTAGCGCGAGTTCTTCGGCTTCGGTCATGTGGTTCATGGCGAATATGGGAAACCCGACGGCAGTACGATGCGGTACCGGCAGGCATTGGTGGCGTTGGAGCCGCACAGGGTCGCCCCGGCCGACCCGGTCTGTGGGCGAACATTGAGGTAATAGCGGGTACCCGGTGTCAGCGGACAGCTCGGCGAATACAGGCTCGGGGTGTAGCCAAATCCTACGCCATAAACCTTGAGCGTCCCGGCGCCAGATCCCTTGCATGCGCTGGTGACATTGAAATCGCCAACCGTCGC